ATGTATTGCGTTTGGAAGTATACGCATTGTTTTTTATTTTATCCATAACTTTGTCAGGATTGTTTAGAAAGTTGAAATTATTATCCTCAAACAATGATTTCAATTTAGTCAAATGAAAGGCATATTGCTTCAATGAGTTCTCTTTTAGATTTGGGCGATATGCCTGTATTAATTTAGAAAGGTTATCGGTATTAATCTTATCCATCTTTTACATAATACTAGATTATTATTCTTAAATGATTTAAGCATTAAATATTTCCATCATACCATTTGTAAGTCTAGCGATACGCATGTATTCGCAGTAGACACGGAGTTTGTTTACTGGAACTACAGAAGACCAACCACCCTTGATATGAAGTTCAATACCTCTTTGACCTACACGACCATTAGTTAGTTTAGTTCCAAGGTTGAAGAAGTGTCCTTGAACAGATCCACCAGCGCCATCAGAAGGCGCATTTCCTAAAAGACGCCCATTGTATTTATATACATCGCTGTATTTACCAAAGACACCTTCATCACTGAAATCAGTTCTTGAAATGTATGGAACGCCTTCACTTTCCGTAAAGGTTGACATAAGGCGAGCAGTATTATCAATATCACTCGTAAATTCATAGCGATCATTGTAGCGTATGTTGTATTCAGTATCCTGTGTTTTATTGCCAGAAGCATTAACTTCAGGACAACGGGATACATATTGACCAAGGATACTCTCTTCCTTGTAAGTATTTGGATCAACAGGGAATGTTACAAGGATTCTTGGAACTTGACGATTTGCCATACCAAGATTTTGAATAAGACCTTGTCCAAGAGCGGTAGCATTAGTAGTGTGTTCTACTATACGATAATCAACAAAAGTAAACGACATATCTTGATTTGCCTGCTTGTAGCGTTCCATTTGATCAGTTGCTCCGTAGAAGATGTAATCCGCGCAGAACTTAAGATCATTACGGATAATATTCATTTCAATATCTGCCGCCTGTCCCGATGCTACCTGAAGACGGAAGTGCTTGGTAGGTTGGAAAGTAAGTTCAATATTAATTGCTTCGTCCATCATGTATAATGGGAGTTGATTAACCTTTAGGAAAGGAAATAGATCACTTAAATCTAACTGGTATGTAGGACAATCGTTCTCGGATACATGAGTAAACTTCGCCCAGTTAGGACTTTCAATATCATTAGCAGCATCAGGTTCCATACCATTGTCAAGTATGACAGATGAAGCATTTACATTAGATCCATCATTGTATGCGAATGCTTTATTAAATACACGTCCAGTTGTATATTGTTCACGTTCCAATTGAACTTCATTCGTAATTAAAGATGATTTAATAGCAAATAATCCTGCCCATTCATCTAACTCATTCAATACCTTATTACCCACTTTGAATACTGCTTTCTTAATAACTTGCCCGATACCTACATGTGGTGGAAGGTATCCATCAGTAACACCAGATGCTGGTTGTAATGAAAGAAACAACTTTGAGTGCGAGTGAAGAAATCCTTTGTTCTGTAATGTGAATCTTGTGAATCCATCCGTAGTTCCAGCACCCTGATTAAATACGACGGGTTCAAGTAAATCTGTTTCAACCTGCTGAATGTAGTTCACAGGGATTTGATCTAATTTAATAAAGTTAGGAATAGTATCATTAGTTGGTGTTACGCTTCCACTATCTACGTCCATGTTTATGATAACTTGATATAATAAAATTATCATATGTAGGATAAAAATTGTTAATAACATTAGAAAATAAAATTACTCACTGAATCAACTGAACCCCGTTAGGAGAGTATACCAATTGCGCCTTCGCCTTAATAAAGATGAATACACCAGTAGGACTATCTAGGAGTTTCTCGCTGTCAATGGATACACCAAACTGCTCCGTAGAAAAGTCTTCCCCTGCTCCACCAATACCATAGCGGACACCGAGTGCCATAACAGATCCACCTTCCGCGATGTTAGAGTATGATGTTTCAGTCGCAGCAGTAGTCATGTTGTAGTTTCTGTTCATATTCACTGGTGATATAGAATACTTGCCCATAGAACCTTCAGGAACAATAGCATCATATAAACCCTTTACAATCTGGGGATCAGGTAGAGTTACATTCGCATCAGTAACAAAGTTATTTACAAAATCAAAGTCAGCAGGGTATTTAGAACCACCCTTGAGGAACTGAACACGTTTGATTTCAGCAATATCCGTTACACTTGTCTTACCTTGAGGATATGTAGTTGGTGTGCTATCCGCAGTAATGGTATTAATATGCGATACAGGACAGAATGTCATAAATGCCGTTAGAACATTACGGAGAGCAAGATTGTATTGGAGTTGTGCGTTTGTTGAATTAATAGATGTATACAATGATGTAATTGTGTTGAATTCATATACACCAGATGCTTCAGGAGGAGTTCCCGCTGGGATATCTAATACTTCACATGTAAGTTTTAGATTGGATAACTGGTAATGGGCATCTTCTACATTTAACGAAGATCCATTTGTAGCATACAATACATTTACATCAGGTTGAAGTAAGAATTCTAACTGAACTCCACCAAAGGCATCTTGACGAAGATTTACCATTTGTCCAGACTGGAGGAAACCACAAGGGACGTGAAATGAAAATGAATTAGATTTACTTGCGTTTGCGGGAGACTCCATAACATTCTTACGGAATGCTTCAGCATTTGGGTAAATTAGGCAGGTTTCTTGGAGGTGTCCCATTTGATCTTGAAGAGAAGATGTCAGCGCGAGGTAAGAGTTCATGAATTTGGCATAGTGACGAATATTTTCACAGATCAAAGCAGACTTCTGTGAACGGATAGTAAGACTATCAATAATGTTGTAGATACCAAGGCGATTGTTCATTGTAAGGTTATCACCAGCACGAACTGGTGTTGGATTAGTAAGGTTATCCTTGAATACTTTGAAGTCACCTACAATACGGACACTTCGCGGATCTAGTAAACCTTCTTGGGCAGATATGGTAAACGAAAGAACGGGGAAACCATTCTTGAATGAAATAATACCATCGGCAGGGATGTTATCAGGGCGAATCTCTATATATCTTGAAGTCATTTTACAATTGTTTATATAAGATTCATAAATATTAAATTAATAAAAAAACTCTTTAAAACTGAACATCAACACCCCCTTCTCTAATCATCAAGCGGCGCAGGTGGAATACATAGGAGTTGAATAACTTTCCTTTGGTAGGAGCATCAGTCTCATTGTATTTCAGGATTACAGCAAGGTCGGTTCCACGAAGGTCAGCAGCACCATTCAAGACACCGAAACCTCTACCGAAACAGAAATTATCTTGGAAAGCACTGAATGATTTTGGAGTGATTCCCGCGTTGTCCAAACACTTCTCAAGTTCATATAAATGAAAACTATCAATAGATTTCTTGGTAGCAATCTTCTTTACAGATATTTCCCTTGATGGGACACGACGTCCATTCATAGTATATTGAATACTTGAGAGTCTATCGCTGATACCAGTATATCCACCACGATTACTTACAATAGATCCATCTTGCGAATCTTTAGTTGCTTGACTGGAATTGTCAGGTGCTGTTCCTTTGATAACATATCCACCATCACCACTAATACGTTCAGCAGAGTTGTAGACCGATGAGTCAGTTGGGACAACAAGCAACGACTTTGCCCTTGAATTATTGGCGAAGATCTGGAATGTTACTTGACGATCAGTTGAAAGAATACTATGCTTATAGTTAGTTAGTGACATGATATCAAATTCAATTGCTCTGCCTTCACGGACTTTATTCATCATTCCCTGTTCATATCCTGGATCTAAATGAACTTGCGATACAATAAGGTTTACATTTGATAAAGTGTATGAAGCATCATATGAACTCTTACCTTCAACAGCAGTAGAATACATAACATATTCTTGACTTGAAATGTTCTGTCCAGCATTTGTAAGAGTAGCAGTAGTCTTAATTTCAATTAATCCGTTTCCTCCGTTAGCAGCAGATGATAAGTTGATTTCACTAATCGTTCCACTCACAGTGGCACCACCAGTTGAAAGATTAGTAGTTGAACCATTATTATCATCAAGACAGAAGTTGAATGTTTCTCCAACCACAAATGGGAACTGATCCACATTTACATTGCTATTTTGAGTGGATACATAGAAGGTATCGCTTGCCGAAGCATTCGCCCAGTCATTAGCAGTAGATGAACCATTGAGTGAGTGGAAATAAGGATTTAGTCTGGTTCTAGTCGCTCTGTTCACACTATCTAACTGCTTCAAGACACTTGGAGCATCATTAAGGTCAATTTCAATATACAATCCCTGTGTCAACATAAGAGGAAATATTGTTTCACTATTAGCAAAAATACCCGTATGAATAGGAAGGTTCAACTTACATGTAACAAAATCAGTATCACTGAAAGCAGTATCCTGATCCCCAGAAGTCCTCTTGAAATAAGGATTAGTTAGTGTATTTGCCATTGATGTTTGGGAAGTCCCTCGTGTTCCACGATTGCCAGGTTGATGAACAGCAGATCCTTCACGAAGCGCGCGCCAGTTCTCTAAATTCTTATCTTTATCATAATCATACTTAACACTTACATAGGTATCATATGATGATACTTCTTCAAGTAAATTGCCCCTAGTTCCGTCATAGATACGGATATTCTTGATTAACAGGGATCCACCAACTTTATCTAACTGAAGACGAGTAGGTGTCGCGCCAGCGGGTAACGATATCTTAAAATCCGCTTGAAGGTAGGTTTCGCGTCCGTCCATGAATTTAGTTCCAGCATCTACATACATCTGGATCTTCTGCCCAGGAGTATATTCAAGTCCATTTTCAGATGGAATTGATATTTTAGTTTCACCAACTCTAACATTGTCATCTGCTCTCCAATACAAACTCATTTTAGATTTAACAATATTAAAATTAACATAAAGAAAAAAAAATTTATTGTGTGCGTCCCGTAACTTGTGTCTGGACTGCTTCTTGACCTACACCCTGTTCTAACTGCGATTGCTCCTGAGTTGCTGCGTCCTTTTCCTGGGTGTCTTCTCCTACCTTCTCGCTTACTACATCCGTTACTCCCGCCGTTACATCTAATATACCGCCCAGTAATTTAGCAGGTGGGAATGCCATACCAACAATGTCACTTACAGCACCACCAATCTGTAATATATTTCCAATCTTTTCACCAGTGTTCATAGATGCCCAACCGCCTTTCTTGAAATCATTATATAAATCTTCACCAATTGTTCCAGCAGCAGCAATACCTGTTAAACCCTTACCCGCCGTTTCTAATCCACTTTCAAGAGCAGAGGAAGAAACACCAGTTACTCTTGATATACCAGATTTAACTGCTCCACCAAGACTTCTATCTGTTTCAGCAAGATCTTCTCCTGCGGTTACTTCATTGCCCGCTCTATCATAATCCTTCGCAGTAACTTCAATATTACTTGTATCTACTTTTTCAACACCACCACCAGTCTTTACACCTTTACCGAACAATCCCTTTGCTTGATTTGAATCCGTTAAGTCTTCTCCAGCAGTTACTCCTTTCTGGGTATTGGTCGCGCCCGAGGTTGGGTTAGTTCCACCAGTCTTACCTGCTCTCCAATCTTGATATGCTTTTATCTTGTCAGGCATACCAGCACCGCCCCAGAGTCCCTGTGCGGTCTGGATACCCTGCTGGATAGTCGCCTGTGTTTTAATACCTTCCTGTAGTCCTGCTAAATTATCAGCAAGATCTTTGTTGTGCTGGGATATACGTTCATTTAAATCGCTGACTTCTCTTCTGCGGGAAGCACCAAGTTGTATCGCTTGCGTATCACCACCATATAAATCCATTTTTCTATTAATAGTTATTTTATTTCATATGATAATTTTATTAATTTAATCTTCACGTTTCCCTTCCCACATTACATCTTCAAAATTTCGTAACACTCTGGCGGGATTTGATTGTAAATCAATGACCATATACTGATATGGTTTACTATGTATTTGATCATACAACTGATTGAAGTTATCTTCACCACCAACCATAGGACCATACTCTTCAGCAACCTTCTCTCTTTCCTTCATATTCTGTAAACGGCATACGATAACATTCGTAGCGTTATTACGAATAAGACCGCTCACAGCACGGAAAGACTGCGTAGCAATCACATACATATCTATGTAGTGGCGAAAACGAGTCGCAAAAAATGATACAGCATTAGATTTACTGAAATCTTGCGTAAGGACATCATCTAACACAAGAGCATATGTAGGACGAAGTTCATCTTCATATTCACTCTGTGTCTTCTTTATATCTTCAATGATTTGATCATTATACTCATCACTACAATCAAAATACTTTGACAATATTTTACCTTTATGATCTGTATGTAAAGTTGTTGAGACTATCCTCACTGTGTCAAACTTGTCTTTATACATTTCAGGATTACAGAAGAAGTTCGTCAACAGATTTGACTTACCAGATCTGACACTTCCTATTACAAGTGTTAATGAAGGCATCTGTGGTAAATTCTCGTGGATATCATCAAACTTACTATCTGGTGGAGGATCGCGCACTTTG